TGACGTGCCACTTTATTTTCATAAGGAGAACGGTAACCCCGAATCAACAAACGTAGACGAATGTTATGATTCGCAATTCATAACTTTATCAAAAAACGACTTCACAGATTATAACATCGGTGATACAATTACTATTAATTATGTAGACCCTTGTCCACCAAATGCATATTGGACGCAGGGAATAGATAAGACCACGGTACTAGAAGGTGAACGACACCTATTAATCCATAAAGGAGAACAACATGGATTGGAACATGCCCACAACTCAACTGATGGGGAAATTCAAAAAGTGGACAGCGAGGGACACTGACCTGTTCAAAACCGCACTGACTAAAACTGGTCAGGTAATAATTCAAGTTCAAGAGATAGAAGGAGTTGAGTTCGATAAGAGGAAGATTAATATTATCGAACAGCTAACTCAAGCAGGGTTCTATCACCAACATGAGTTTGAAGTAATGTCGGTTCCTAACATTATTCATTTGACTTACACCCCCAACAAAAATTACATTGTTGAAAAGGTTGCGGTATAAATACTAGTATGTCAGATTTAGAATACAACGATTTTGGTTTCACTGCTGTAGACGCAGATGAACTTGCGTCTATTGATACTAAGATTGTAGAAAAGACAACTACTGCTACTGAGGTTATCAATAAACTTGATAATTTCGTAAGACCTCTTCTTGAGAATCTTGCAAAGGATTCAGACAAGGATTATATCTATTGGCCGAACAGAGTAGAAATAATTAATAAGAAGTTAAAAGAGTTGGACGAAATTCAAAAAAACCTCTAGACAGCAATCCCCCTTATAAAGTATAATAAGCCTATGAGTGTTATAAATACTCATGAAGTTTGACATTCACGTGGATTCACGATGAACGTCTCACTATAACTATAACTTAATAGGAGAAAGTATGTTTATTAAAACAGACGAGGTCACGTCCGTTGACCTATCGAAGGTTGCACAACCTTCATTCACGCACCTAGACGTTCAAGTCTTAGGTACAAAACAAATCAGTATAGATGATATCTTTATTGATCCAACCCAAGGTAATAAAACTAGACAGATAACAAACGACAATGTTGCACACATTGAAAGTTTGAAGATGTCTTTTGCTCAGGGTATCGACCTTAATCAATATCCGCCTTGTGTAATTCCAACTACGCAGAAAACTAAGGAAGAGTTTAAAACTAGTAAACCATATGAATTGGTTTATGGGTTTCATAGACTTGGGGCACTTATCGAACTGCATTTAAAAACTTATTTCTTTACTGTAATTTCTACAGACGAAAGGGGAGTCTATTCTGTTAGAATGGAAGAGAATGAACCTTTACCAAAATTGGACAACAAAGAAGTTGATTTAAAAGCTGCTTTGGGTTCAATGATTAAGGAAGGTCTTATCGAAAAGACAGAACCTGCAGTTAGGGCACAACTTAACCTAGTTGCGAGAAGTAGGAAGAAACAATCCAAAGATAAAATCGTGCAAATGGTTATGCATGATAACGGTATACCATCAAGATTCATGTTCTATTCGCCTTCACAAGCAATACAATGGTGCAATCTTTACTCAAATGGTGATTACCAATTTGGTGGGGAATGGGATTCCAAGAGAAAGTTGAATGGTTTCTTATGTAAAGAAGGATATCTTTACAGAACCGTTTGGAGAGCAATGAAAAAATTTGTTCAGGACGGAGAGAAATCTTACGTTATTTCTCACATGGGAGCACCTACCAAGAGTGCTACACTCTCTCAGAAGCGTGAGAACTTTCAATCGGAATTAGATTCCATGAAAGAAATCATGAAAGGGGTAGGAGTCACGGAAGACTTTTTAGAACATTTAGGTTCTCTACCACAAGACAGGGATAATGATAACTGGACTAAATTAGTTTAAAAACCCTCTTGATTGTGACAGCTATTTTTTGATAAGATGGCTGTCACATCATAAATTGGAGTATTATATTATGAAAGAACGTGGAATATATGAAGACCATGAGGCGGTCTTACAGATTGTTGAGATTGGGCGGAACATGATTACCGCTTGTGAAGAAAATAAGATGTATCCCGATGACGATTTCATGTGGAATCGTGCTGTGGTTGCTGGTAATAAGTTAACTACGTTGGGTACGACTTGGGGTCTTCAAACAATCAAAGACCTATCTAAAGACGAAAACAAAGCAGTCCAACACTATCTAAAGTACAAAAAAAAGTTTCTTTAAGCTGTTGACAGTGACAGCTACTTTTTGTTAAGCTAACATCATGAGTAATTTAGTAGAAAAAATTGATGCGTTGGAAAACCAGTCTTGGGACATGGATTTAGTCATTGGACAGGTAAACAACAAAACTAAGGAAATCAAGTATAATGATGTTCCTATGAATATCTATATCGCAATACAAAATCTTGCAGAAGAGAATGGTATTGACGAACAGGAATTGGAATGGAAGATTGACGAAGTTCGCAAGTATGTGAACAAACTCGAATCTGCTATATACGATTTGGTCGAACCCTTTGAAGAAAAGAAAAGGGATATCGACAATGAGAAAGATGACCTTGAATGGGAATTAGAAGAAGGAAAATAAAATTATGGAAAACTTAATTAAACTTGCTTTTGATAGACAATTATCTATCTATGAGAAGCAAACAGTAGTTAATAACGAAATAATTGATGTCCTTAATAGAGTGATTGATAGGATAGATGACCTTGAAAGTAGAATCCAAGATATTGATTCTTCAACAAGTAACCTATCTTCCGAACTCAGTGGTATAGAAAGTACCGTTGATTCAATTCAATCAACTGTTGATAACATCGAATGTTACGTTAACTAATGAATATTTTTTATCTAGACGGTGACCCCACCGTCTGTGCTTCGCTACATTGTGATAAGCACGTAGTAAAAATGATATTGGAAAGTGCACAAATGCTTTCTACTGCACATAGAGAATTGGACGGCGATAAGTTTGCTGACCAAATGGGTATGTACAAAAAAGCACATGTCAATCACCCTTCCACAAAATGGGTGCGTGAAACTCATAAAAATTATCGATATCTCTATAACTTGTTTGTAGCATTGTGTGACGAATACACATATCGATATGGTAAGGTTCATTTAACTGATAAGAAACTTAGATATGTTCTAAGAGCTAATCCAATGCACATACCAGTTTATCCTATGACTAAAATACCACAATGTATGCCTGATTATTGCAAACAATATGACTCTATAAAAGCATACCATAAATACTACCGTAACGAAAAGAAAAGTTTTGCGAAATGGACTAAGAGACCTGTCCCTTCATTTATGGAATAGTTATGCCAACATATGATTTTTTAAATACAATAACAGGTGAAGTTGAAGAACACTTCATGAGTTATAAAGACCTAGACGCATTCAAAGAAGAATGTCCCCACCTCAAACAACAAGTAACTGCACCCAACCTAGTAGGTGGTGTAGGTGATAGAGTTAAAACAGACGCAGGTTTTAAAGAAGTGCTATCAAAAGTGGGAAGTAAGTTCCCCGATTCTCCGCTAGACAAACGATACAATAAACAAGACGCTAAACATCTTAAGACAAAAGAAATTGTCGAAAAGCATGTAGACATACAAAACAAAAGGAAGTAAAATAGATATATGACAGAAGTACGTTACAACCTATTAGAGATAACAGACTTAGAAGACCTAGACCTTAGAACAGAACAATCAGACGGTCAGAGGTTCTATGTTGATACCAGTGGTGAAAAGTATCCAAGTGTTACAACAGTAGTAGGATTAGAATCAAGAAAACATATTCAAGAGTGGCGTAAACGAGTAGGTGAAGAAAAGGCAAATAGGATTACGAAAGCTGCTACAACTCGTGGAACCAAAATGCACCAGTATGTAGAAGACTACTTACGCAGTGAAAAAGACTTTATAGAATTTGAGAACATTATCCAAGAGGGTATGTTCAAAGGAATACGTCCAATATTAGATGAAATTACTCCGCTTGCTCTAGAAGCACCATTAGTCTCTAAGACATTAAAAATGGCAGGCAGGGTTGATTGTATTGGAATGTTTGATGGTGCACTTGCGATAATCGACTTTAAGACTTCTGCTAAGTATAAACAAGATTATATGGCAAGACCTTGGTTTCTACAAATGACTGCTTATGCTATCATGGTAGAAGAATTAACTGGTCAAAAGATTGATGAACTAGTAGCGTTAGTGATGTTAGAAAACGGACAGTATCAAATATTTGTTGACTCTCATGAAAACTATATTGATGATTTAGCTAAGGTTAGACTTCAATATAAAAACCTATACGGAATATGATGTTATCAAAAAAAGAATTTACAGAACAAGTTGAACAACTTGTCTCGAAAGGGGCAAATGTTATGGACGCAATCATTAAGGTATGCGAGAATAACAAAATTGAACCCGAATCAACGAAGCGGTTACTGAGTGACCCTTTGAAGGAACGGTTAGAAGCTGAAGCAAAGAAACTCAACATGATTAATCGTGGTGGTAACTCGCAAGCTTCTTTAACTACATTTTTTAAGTGAGGTAATTATGGAAAATGGTGAAATCGTCACAGTAGTGACACTAAGTGGAGAGTACGTTGGAAAACTTACAGACTTCAATAACGGTTGGGTTACAGTATCCAGTCCTAGAATGATTCTGCAGAATCCTGAAAATAATTCAATGGGATTTGCAAGAGGAATAGCAGTAACTGGGGTGGAGAATCCTGACGAAGTTACATTTCAATCTGTAGTATTTGTTACACCTACTAACGACAGAGTTAGAACAGCGTGGGAAGAAGCTACAAGTCAAATAGTCACACCAACTAAACCGACACTAGTCAAATAGATGAAAAAACTTTTAACATTATTGTTATTTGGTGGTTGTGCTTCTAATCCTCATCTTGATTTAAAAAGAAGTAATGGATACGGTAACGAATACTGTCCTACAAGTGGAATTCTTCTCATAGGTTCTACCGCAGGTGTAGGTGCTGGAGTTATCTCAGGTTCAGTTGCAACAGGTGGTGCAGTAGCACTTGTAACTGGATTTTTTATATGGGGTAATACTGTTCCTTGGCACGAAGTCAATTGTGAACCCATAGAAGAATGACTTCAAGAGAAGGATTTGATGCGTATCAGTTATACCTTGGGATTAAATTACACTTTCATTCCAAGGACTATGACTTTGTAAAATACAACGGTGTTGTAAAAGCAGAACTTCCTTCTTTTATGAAGAGAAAGGATAAGTTTCATTTTGGTAAACTCTCTCGTACATACAAACACGAGTTAAAAGATTTTTTTGTTGCTAACCTATCACATAAAGATTATTGGGTTGGTGACTTACTGGACAAAGAAGCAGACCGTAGATATAAAGAGTGGAAGAAGAATAAACAGAAACTAA